AAAGACAGACTCTAATGCCCATTGAAATGCCACATCTTGAGCTTGTAGCAAAGGCGCACGTTCTGCACGAAGTCTTGCCTTGGTTATTTCTTTAGCTTTATCAAAATTAATAACTATCATACTTCATACTCCCAAGCGTCACGGAATGTTCTGTCAGACGGAATATCGGAGGCATTTACAATTTTATACTCAGCACCTGCTGGTACATCTTTGACTGCTAGTTGCTGAATAGTGTTAAGTTCTAACCATTCGGCAGTAGGAATTATTACTGCTACACCACCACTATCTGTTTTATATATAATTCGTTTCATTGTTTATCCTTATGACATAGGCGCTTCATAAATATTTACAGTTTCAAAAGCATCAGTTCCTACAAAAGTAGATGGTGAGCGAATAAAATAAAATGCGCCAGCTTTTACAGGAAACCCGAATGAAAATCCTTTTGTATTATTATTTATATCATCACCTAATGTTGCAATCATGGTATTTACCGTAGTGCTTGAACCAGCTAAAACATCTAATCCATTTCTAAACGAACCTAGCCCTCTTACAGTAACATAAGAATCTACTGTTGGACTATACCAAGTATTTACAGATCGAGTTATAAGGTTAGTCCAAGATATACTGGTAGCACCTAATGTTGCTCTTGCACTAATAGTATTTGCACTTCCGTCTATTGTAACTGCCATGATTTATCCTATTCGTACATTATGTTGATTGAACCAGCGTCAAATGTTTGAGTGCCGATTACTGTGGTAATACTTAGTCTATCTATAACTCCGTTAGCAGTAACACTGCTACCACCATTAGCTCCTACCAAACCGCCTGGTGAAAAACCAATAACGCTTGTTGCGACATACGAATTCCCGCTTATGTTAGTTATTGTTACAAGCCCATGCCTAGCAGTTGTCGCAGACGAACTAGCATTGGCAATGTCCACAGGAAAGCCATCCGTTACTGCACCACTGCCTTCCAAAGAGTTTGTATTGTATGTAATCATTCCACCCACATATCCAGTTGTAACTAAAGTAGTGCGTCCAATTCTAATACGCACGGGTGAAGTACCATTTGTAGATAATCCTTGAAACATTACAGTAACTCGTTTTACCCAGCTTGGTATGCCGGTGAAGTCTATACTTGTTTGCCCAGCAGCTGCTATTGTTGTACCATGCACTAATGGTGCTAATGTGCCTGTTGCCGCAACCAAGGTCTGTGTTGATGAACCTGCTACTGTCGGTGCAGATAATGTAACTGAACCGCTTGTATCACCACTAATAACTACTGAAGCCATGATTTATCCTTATCTAAAAAATGCAACACTAACATGATCCACATCGCCATTATTACCTGCATCATCTACCACCCAAATTCTTTGAGTAGTTGTTGTATTTGCAACAGTAGTAGCATTTTGTCTGGTGATTTGAACAGTCATACCATTTCGTGCAGTTAAAGATGCACAAGCACCAACACAAGCAAAATTTATGTCTGGCATTGCGTTTGTGAAATTAACTGTATATGTACCAACTCCATTATCAGTAATAGAGCTTACATTGAATGAAGCCCTTGCGGCTGGAGTACCTGTGCCGTTAAAATTTATCCAAGCACGACAGAATGTACCTATTTGCACATTATTGACATCAGCAATTGTAGGCGGAGTTAATGCAACGCCATTTTTAATATTTAATTGGCTTGTTGAAGCCGCTTGTACTATATCTGCTATTACCGTTCCTGCCATGATTTATCCTTTTTTGATTTTATTAATTATAACAGCTATGGTACTTTAAGTCAAGGATAAAAATATTTACCCCCAACTTATATTATAAGTTATAATATTACCCATCGTGATGTACTAGGAATTGTAACTGTAACATTTGAATCTATAGTAATAGGTCCTACTGACATAGCAGATTTTCCAAATGTTATAGAATAGGATGAAAGTATTGTTTGAGCATTTTCATACATAGTATCATCTGCTACTGTTGCCTTACTACTACCCCAACCCAGTGATGAACCATTCCAAATCAATGCTGTATTTGCTATAGTTGGTGCTGCTACAAAACTAGTAGTATCTACGCCTGATTGAAATACTATGCGATTATTAGCACCACCTAAAATACCAGTAGCTAGGGGATTACCCCAACCTAGGGATGAACCATTCCAAATTACAGAAGTATTTGTTATAGTTGGAGCAGCTACAAATCCAGTACTACCTACACCAGACTGAACTACTATTCGATTGGCAGCACCACCCAAAATATGGGTTGTAGAAGTTGCTGCAGTTACAGTATCTGTAGTTTTTGCCAACCTGCTCCAACTAGTAAAAGCACCTACACCAAGTTTAGCTCTAACATAAATATCCGTAGTATTAGCTACATGATAGTATTGATAGACTGCATTTATAGTTGCATTTACATATACCTCTAATTTACCTGCTAAAGCTACTGGATAATTTAATAAAACTGTAGCATTTGCAGCTGTTGGTTGATGAAATACACCATTACTGGTTCTAGTATCTAAATTTATACTCGCTCCAATGTCTGCTTGCAACATTAAGGCATTGGCATTAACATATGCAGTAGTAGCAATCTTAGTAGTATTATCTAAGATTGGTGGGGTAGGTGCTACTGGAGTACCTGTAAAACTAGGACTAGCTAGATTAGCTTTTAAATTATTAGCAGTAGTTACAAACTCTGTTGTTGCTGGTAGCAAACTACTATTACCAGCAACTTGAGTTACAAAGAGTTTACCACTTAAACTTTGAGCAGAATCTAAATCTACAAAAGTTTTAGTAGCTGCTCCTGTTCCAATAGTTAATTTATCATTAACTGTGTCCCATTGAACTAAACCTTCGGAAGTAGATCCAGCTCCTGTAGGTATATTAAGGGATGTAATTCCAGCTAATGTACCTCCAGTAATTGCTACTGATGATGCAGCTTGAGTAGCCATGCTTGCTAGACTTGCTGAGCTTACATTAGTTATTAAACCTTTAGCATTTACTGTAATTACTGGTACTACTGTAGTGGAACCATAGGTACCCACTGCAGCATTCACAGTTGCTAAAGTTGCGGCTGATGTTACATTGGCACTACCATTAATAGTAGTAGAGTAAGTAACATCACCTGTTAGTGCAATAGTTCTTGGAGTACTCCATGAATTTGCTGTACTTACATTTATTGCATAAGTACTTGAAAGATCGGCCCATGCTGTACCACTCCACTTTTGCCACTTATTACTAGCCCCCTTCCACTGGATTGCTCCAGTGGGAAGGTTAGTAGGTGTAGTATCTAAACCTAGTGCTAAATCATCTAATTTAGAATTTAGTTCTGATACAAAGTTGGAGTAGGTACTAGTTAGGGTCGGTAGATTCCAATTAGCTGATGGCATATTTTATATTGTTCCTTTTGCAGACCATGAAAAGTTACCAGTTATAGGAGTACCAGAATTATTAAATAATAATACTCTAAAAAACTTAGGATATGTAGTATCTACAAAATCATAGATAGCTATTCCCGGTGTTGTACCACCATAAGTTATTTGTATTCCACTGACATCTAAATAATCATAATTAAATGCAACTATAGTTCCTGAAGTTGCGGATGTTTTAACGATTGAAGCAACTACAGCACCGCCACCGCCACCGCCAGTAATAGTAATATTAGCTGGAAGTATGCTGGTATAGCCGGAACCTGAGTTAGTTACCTCAATACCAGTAACCGTTCCACCAGATATAATTGCTCTAGCTTTAGCACCAGTACCATTTCCACCTATTGTTACTGTAGGAATTGAGGTATAACCACTTCCACTACCCGATAGATTTATTTGATAGATTCCATTATCTGATACTTGACCACTACCACCATCATTAGTATATTTAATACTTAATTTTAATCTGTAATCATTGATACGAAGTAAGTCAATACCAGTAGTATTAGAGTTTAAAATTATCTCAACTTTAACATATCTAAAACTACTTGCAAATACACCGAAAGTTGTATTAATGTTGGTTCCTGGTTGTACTGCTGAACTTGCAGAGGTATATGTAATACCATCAGTACTTGTACTTAATATAACTTGATATGTACCAGTTGTACCAGATATATTAGATATATCAGTAGCTATTGATACATATTGATTGGTATTAAAAATAATGCCATAGTCAATAACTTCTGTTAAAGTACCAGTATTTGTTGATGGTTGTGCATATATAGGATATCCGGCATTTGGTTGATCTTGTATAATTGTCCAAGAATTACCAGTAAAATGAGTCTCAAAAGTTTGAGTAGGGCTCATAGGACCAATAAGCTTATTAATACCTGTAGTACCTAAAGCATCGGATTTAACTATATTAGTTCTAGTAGAAGTTACTGTATTAGAACCATAAGTTGTTACATTAAAGTTATCTCGGTAAATATCACCAGTTAGTACATAATCTGGTGGTTGATTTACAACAGCATTTGTATGAGACATATCACTAATATTACCTGCTGTATCTATGGCAACTAAAAAGTAAGTGAAGTTTCCAGAGGTTTCTTCAAATACTGTAGTAAAATTACCTGACTTAGTACCAATAGTTTCTGCTTGAGTATATGTTGCTAATGGACTAAAAGATTTCTTTAACATAAATGTAGCTATAGGGAAACTATGTTGCGCTGAATCTTCCCAGTTTAATAGTATATTATTATCAATAACTTTATTAAAGAAATTAAGTGGTTTAGTTGGTTTAGTTATAGTTAGTTGTTTATTTGCTAAAGCCCCTGCTGTATTAAACGAATCGTATGCTCTTATTAAATAGTACCATGTTCCATCGGCATTATTTAAAGGATCTACGCTGGGATTAATTGGAGGGTCTAGTGCTATTGCTGAACCGCTTAATGAAGCTAAAGATGTGGCATTATTCCATGCAGTTTCATCTACGTTAGCAGATCGGGTTGCACGAATTTCATATCTATCAATAGGTAAAGTAAATACATCTAGTAAAGTGCCTGTAATAATAGAAGTCCAGGCTGCATTAATAAATTGACCTACAATATTTACATTTAAACTATTTATAGCACTTGGCTTAGTTAAAGTTACTGATACAGTTGTTTGAGTAGTAGAAGCTAGACCAAAAGTATCTTTTGATGCTATTCTAAAAACTTTTGCCTGATTATACTTTAATGTACCTACCGGTACAGTTGATAACTCTGTTACATTAGTTATACCATATAAATACTGTAGTATATTAATAGAAGCAGGAATATTAGCTACAAATGTAGCATTTTCCCAAGTTGTTCCACCTTCACGTAATTCATAGTATTCGATAGGTAAAGAATTGATTGCAGTAGTTGCAGGATTCCATGAAAATAATAATTTACTTTCTTTCATAGTTGCCGATATATTACTAGGTGCATTAGGCGGTACTATAGCAGTTGTTACTGTAGTTCTAGTATTTGATACATTACCATTAATATCTACTGCTTCAATATGTATGGCTTTTGTCCCTGCACCATAAGTCCATTCCAAAGAATACGAATTAGCAACAGTTTCCCCTATTTTAATAGGATTTCCCACATCACCAAAATATATATTATATTTAGCTATTGGGAAACTATTGCTTGCTAATACTGAATGATTCCAAGTAGATCTTAATGTTGTGCCTGTTAAAGTATTTGTTAATCCAGTTGGAGCTGCTGGTACTAATACAGGAATAGTTACGGAAGCTCTTGGAGATACATTATTTATTATATCTACTGTTTCTATTGAAAATGTTCTAGATAGATTTTTATCTGCCCAAGTATACTCATATGTAGTACCAGTTACTTCGGCAATGGCCACTGAATCTATATATATTCTATATAGTTTAGTTGCTGCATCTGTAGAATCTACTACCGGTGCTGTCCATTTTAAAGTTAATTTATTTGCTGAAAATGTACTGGTTATTCCATTTACTTGATTTGGTAGTGTAAATGTTTTTGAAATTGATAAGTCTGGTAAACTTGATTGCCCACTATTATCAATAGTTTCTATTCTGAAAGTTTTTGATAGTATATTATCTAACCATAAATATTCATATGATGTACCGGTTACTTCTGCTACAGCTGATTCTACACCGTTGGATGTAACAAAAATTCTATAACCATATGTAGAAATATTATTACTATTTACTACTGGTGCAGACCAAGATACTTTAAGAATATTACCATTTAATGAAAGCTGCGCATTAGTTGCTGGATTTGGCAAAGCTATTATATTACTAACACTTGAAACAGAATTAGTTACTAGTATTGGTAATATAGCAGGTGCTGGAGTTTTTGTAAGAAGTATTTTTGCTGTTGTATTATCTATTAAACTACCTGATAATGTATATGAAGCAGACCAATTACCAGAAGTATCTTTAGCTTTTATATAAAATAAATGAGTTTTTCCAGATACATAAGTTTTTGTTGATAAAGTTACTTGAGTATCTTTACCACGATATATAGCAGCATTTGCAGAATCTAAACCCCATGTACCATAACGAATCTCATAGTATTCAATATCTAAATCTGGCACCGCTGACCAACTTAATGTTAGCCCATCATTTGCTAGACTAGAATTAAAATTAGTTATATCTGCTGGATTTACTGTTTTACCTACTACTACATGATTTACTTCAGTTTTTTGTGATTTAGTACCTAAAGAATTTATAGCTTGTACTGATATAGTATATTCTGCTTCTGAGATAGAAGATATTTCTATATTTGGTAAATTACTATATACTACTACTTCATTGCTATTTGTAGTTATATTTTTATAAGTTACCTGATAAGTATCTATAGTAGTATCTGGGCTTTCCCATGAAATAGATAATATATTACTTAGTACTTGCGGTGCTATTAAATACATATGTTCTGTAATAGTAATATTTTCTACTGGTTCTGGAACTAATGTTTGTGTATTTATTTTCTTTGGTTGTAGTCTATGATTATATTCTATATTATTAAATTTCTCTTCATTATAGCTTAAAGCAGTAATACCCATAACACCTTTTGAAGGTTCTGATATTGATACTACTCTCCAAGATTGTAGTGCTAAATCACTAACTGATACTATCCATACTGAACCTACTGGAATAATAAAAGATTGCGTTGTATTAACTATTAGGTCTATTTGATTTTGATTATTTGATATGTTAGATAATGGTAAACTTATAACTGTACCGTCATCTTTTGTAAATAGTGCAGTATATGTTTTACCTGTTGTAAATTTTATAGGATTATCAACAGTTACTATTACATTAGTACCAGTATTATATTGTACAGCAGCTACTCTTCCACCCAGTCTAATTCCAGATCTAAAAGGATCTTGGGTTTGGATTACATCACCTGGTTGACAAAGTAATCCATCTAAACCTGTTTTGAAAGATACGGTTTCAGTTTCATATTGTTCTGTATATAGTAACCACTTACCAAGTCTATGGGCTTGTCCTTGAGAGGTACAACCCATGGCAGATAGTTCAGTTTGTATAATACCATTTTGTAATATAGAAGCCTCATCTTGTACATACTCTACTTCAATAGCATAACCATTTTTAGGATTATTCCAAGAAACTAATACTACGTTATGACGCGTTTTAGCCGATGTACCAGTATATGTAAAAGTACCATCTATAACATTAGCAGCTGTATATATAGCATCTACAGATTTAGGAGAATCTTGAGATGCAGTAACTAAACCAGTAGACCAAAATACCATACCTCTAAATATAGAGGCTAGATTAGATACTACTTTATATGCGTCTTCTCGGGTTTGTAAATATAAATTACAAGTAAATCTAGGTTCTACATCATCAATGATAATATTAATAGATGAACCTACTGGCACTGATTGCGCTTTACTAATAGTATATGTACCTATACCTCCGGTACCTGTTCCTAGTGCAGTAATAGTACATTCTTCTATACCAAAACCAGTAACTATAGAACCTACTCCTATAGAGGATAGATTTTTTCGGTTAGTTATAGTTAAAGTAGTTCCAGATATTGAACCTACTACTACACCAGAAATACCCAAACCAGTAGGTACGGAACCATCACAATATTGAGCAATTGAATATAGTGTCCATTTATCTACTAAACTACCAGTTACTATATCTCCTAAACCATACCTTGTATTTGTTATTAAATCATAAAATACCCAGGCAGGATTATCGGTCCAATCTACTACAAATGTACCATCCCAAAAACCTGTATAGGTTCTATTAAGTGGGTCGTAGTTTGATGGAATTTTGCATTTGATACCATATATTTCATAAGATCTTGATGGTATACTTGAAAATTGTTCAGCATCTATAGCACAATACATCATAGCACTATTTGGATAGTTTAACTTAGCTTTTACTACTTCAGTATATGTACTCCAATATAGTTCGTTTGAAATACTTGCTTTTACTGATTCTTCTTCTACTCTGATTACCTGTACTTGCCAAGGACCTTCACCCCTTAAAGGTACTGTATAACCACGTTGATATTTAGCTAATGTTTTACCCTCTATTACCCCCAAGGTATCGAAAGCAACGGTATAGGATCTATTTGTAAAACCAAATAATCCTTGTGCAACTCCAATAACTTCGCACTTATATTCATAAATAGCTAAAGTATGCTCAACTAATACTGTTTTAGTAGTGTAAACTGGCACAGATACTGAATTAGTAATACCAAAACCTTGGGAAGCAGTTGTTCTGGTTTCATTCTTACCAGTAAATGCTACTGTAGCATGTATTTCCCAATTAGTGGCACCAACTAAACGTTTATATACTCCTATAGAAATATTTTGTTGTTTATTACTAGTTGTTCTCCAACCAAGTACCAGTTGACTTGCTATTGCATCCTCTGTTTCGGTATATACTGAATAACCTTTTATAGCTACTGATTGTCTTCTATTTGTATTTCCATACATATACATTGTACCAGAATTAGCATCTGGTGGTGGTGTTGCGTATAATACTGAACTACTACCTGAAGTACTATTGTAAGTACCTAAATCACGTATTGTAACTTCGGTACCAGACAATGTACCATTATTTTTAGTATTATAACTTAATCCTACTCTTTCATATTTAGAATAAGGTTCGCTATTTTTTACATTAATTACAAAGGATACTTTACTACCGTGTAAATCTCCAGTAGTTGTATCTTGCTCTGTAAGTTGTGGTACTTCCATAGTAATATAACATTCATCTGCTTCTAGGTTAGTTACTGAACGGACTGTTCCAGTTGCTCTTTGCATAAATACACTTGAAGCATTCAATGCTAATGGTTCATCTAGTAAAACTGTGAATGTATTAGCGGTTGGTACAGTTTTTACTGTATAAACGCATAGTGGAAAGAAATCTCCTGCTGGCGTATATCTACGACCTTTTTTACCTATGGTATATGTAACACCTTGCTCTTCTTTAGCCCATAGATAAATGGACTCACCTTCTTGAAAACCGTGTGCAGTTTTAGTTATAGTTTTAGTACTTCCTAAAGTAGAGGCTGCATGGGTTCCGGTTTTAATATTATTAACTAAACTAGCATTGGCATATACTATTCCAGCAACATATGTTGCACTTGGAACTGTAATTGTATAGGTATCCGGAGTAACAGAATTTATTGTATATATATTTTCTGGTAAAGTTCCAGTTTTAGAAGCTATATATAAAGTTTGACCTGATAAATATCCATGATTAGCTAAAGTTAGTGTTAAACTTGTAGTTGCTGTTGTGGCATGTGGATATGTAGATTCTAATAATTTAGGGCGTTCTACTCTAGTTGATACATTAATAGTATTTTCTACTGAGTTTAAATCTGAAATAACTGCTTGATTTTGCGTACCTGTACGAACATCTATAAAACTATCTCTGAAGTTATAGGTTCCATCTGCATTTTGTAGTGGTACATCATTAATAAATACGGATTGATCACCCGAGACTAGTCCCCCAATTTCCCCTTCGGAAACTAGGTCTAGTACTCTAGCAAATTGTTTTGAGCGTAATGTATTGGGGTCTTCTACTGCTGGACGACTTGCACCACCACCTTTACCTCCACCACCATTATGTACACGAATACCATCTACTATATAAGTATGGTCTGGTACTACTGATAGGTTATATACATCTTCAATGCCAGCCTCTTCTGAGACTATCATTGGTCTTAGGGTACCATCACTATCAACCAAACAATCATGGGTTGATAAATTACCTATTTCTGAAAATGAGTTAAGTTGGTTTAAAACCCAGTGATTAGCAGTAGCATATATTTCACCACCCCAATAAGTATATTTTGATACCTCATTGTTTTTATGGAAAAATACTTCTTCTACTACTGATGTAGCTAGTCTACCTGTATCATTATAGGAGATTACTTCATCACCTACAACTATTTCAGATATATTTTTATACCCAGAAGTTGTTAGAACTTTAGCATACTGTGGAAAACATCCACCACTACCTATAATTTCTTTTTGTGCCATTATATTGGAATCTCTCTTGAGGTAAGCCCTGCTGAAATAACTTGTGAACCTACACGTACTTTACCATAACATAAGGAAACTGGATTACCTGAACCTGTTGTATTTATTGGTCCATTAAATACATAAGAAGGTGTATTTTCTGGCTTCTCTGTACTAGTATCTTTATTTCTTCTTGGTGGGGCAAATAATATTTCTGATATGCCACTTAAAACCATTGATGCACCAACTGAAAACCATGTAGAACTCATCTCTGGTGCATATATCATTAAAGCAATACCAATAACTACTTTAAAAAACCCACCGGAACCAACTGTTACTGGTATTATTTTTATAATATCTGCAGTTGTAATAGAACCAAGTTCTTCTTTACCAATATCCATTTTATCTAAAAATACATGGAAGTTATGTTGTTTTAAATATTCTTTGAAACCTTTTAAATTTATTGATAGGGCTCGCACAGCCTCTGATGGTGTTGCTACCGCTAGTTGGAAACTTTTTCCAAATTTTTTACCTAGATGACCATATAGTTTTATTGTTTTTAATTCACTCATATTGGTATCTCCCTAGATGTAAGTCCTGCTGATATAACTTGAGAACCAACTCGTACTTTTCCATAACATAATGATACTGGGTTCCCTTGAGAAATAGTATTAACAGGTCCATTAAATATATACGATGGACTATTTTCAGGTTTTTCACTATTATATGACTTAGGTTTCGGGGGTGCAAATAGCACTTCTGCAATACCGGAAAGAGTCATACTTATACCTATTTTGGTTATCCAAGGCTGTTGAGTTACTATACCAACTACAATTAATACTATTCCAACTATTGCTTTAAAAATACCACCACTACCTACTGTAACAGGTACTATTTTTATAATATCAGAAGATACTTTATAGTTGAGTTCATCTTGAGCTAAATCTTTTTTATCAATAAATATATGATAACCTGGTGCGCTATGTTTAGTTAAATACTGTTTAAAACCTTTAATATTAGTAGATAAAGCTCTTACAGCCTCGGCAGGTGTGGATACTGCTAGTTGGAAACTTTTTCCAAATTTTTTGCCCAAATGTCCATATAGCTTTACTGTTTTTAATTCGACGGACATTTGTACCCCCTTCTACATAAGTGATTTATGTCTTATTACCTTACTAGTTATTTTTTGCCACCAACCACCATAAATCTCTTCGGAAGATAATCTATTCATTGGGTGATGTAATATTCTATTATTTCCTATATATATTGCAGCGTGATTTTCTGTACTTGCGCCTACGCGCATTAGGAATAAGTCACCAATTTGTACACTACCATCAGTTACGACTTCAAAACCTTGTTCTGGAAATCTCTCATTATATAAATCTTGCCCCTGTTCCCACCATAAATCTTTTCGTATATAATTAAATAAATCTATATTGAATTTTTCTTTATAATAATCTCGGATTATAGAATAGCAATCTACTACACCATAATGATATGTTCTTCCTATTAAAGGTTGAACATATCCAGATGGATTAGTTATTGTATATTCTTTCAAGAATGGGTTAACTATAATCCATGGTATGGTATCTAATTCTAGGCTAGTTAAATCAGTTTGAGATGGTTTAGGGGATGACTTGGGGTGTGAGTGTACTATATAAACTATCTCACCTAAATCTTCTGCATCAGCATAATCAGTTGGACTAATAACGAAGTGATCTTCACTATTTAATTGATTAGTACAAGGTATATATCTTAATCTACCTTTTAGTAGTATAACTACACCACAAGCCTCTACAGGAGCTTGTTGCTCTGCATGTGCATATATTTGTGTATTAATCAACTCTTCTATTGTCATTATCTTATTAATCCTACTGCAGGGAAACCACCAAATGGTAGTATTTCATTGACAAACCTAATCTCACATGAACCTAAACGTTTCCCGCACTTATCGAGGCTTACTCCACAAGGTTCGTCGAATTCATTGAAGTAGTTAGTTCCAGTATATCCACACTCGGCACTTTTATAGTTCCAAGAACATAGATTTTTAACTATTTGTCTACGTGGTAATACTACCCCTGTAAGTTCAAGTGCTGATGCAAGCTCGAATTCTACTTGTATTTTATCTTCTTTACTTTTTCTATCCACATAATATATATCATCTGGAAAGTGTGCATTACTATCTGCTGTAGGATTAATTCCGTCTGGAAAATTTACAGCATCTAAATATTTAACAAAAGTACGTTTGCGTATAAATTTACAAGTAACTAAGTCATTCATAGATAGCGTTAGCTCACCTATCATGCCAGATATATTTGCTAATAATAGTTTTGGTCTTGCTTGACTACCTACGCCACTAGATTCAAATCCTGTTGCTTCTAGTGGGAATGGTACATAGGTTATGCCTTGCCAAACTACTTCTGCATTTAATGTATTAACATCAGAGTGAAAATAATAAATCGGTCCACCCTGTTTAGTAGTATCTAACTCATATAATTCTATAAGTGAATCAGCATCTAATTTCTGAATCTCGGAAGTTATGCTTACTGGTGCGTCTAATGGCATAAATTATCCTAAAGGTCAAAGACCTGAGTAAATGTTACTGATATATTACGAGAAATTGAAGTATCATGAACCATACTCCATTCTGAAGCAATTACTTTAATTTCTTGGGTCTCTCCAGCTGGGGTCCAGTTGAAGTATGTTCTACCTTCTGTATCCTCTAAAAAGGCTATGATGGCCTCGGCTGTGGTAACATCTCTTCCATTGAATGTTAGATTATATACTGAAGGCATATTATTGATGCCATCCCCTGTTCTTTGAGCATATCCGTCTCCGAACTGATAAAGTAATACTCTAGGCTTGGTAGTCTTACTGAAACCCCTATCGGGAACGTATGAAAAGGTATTCGCCATATTTATTCCTATTTTTCTATTTTATCTAGTATATCAGATGTGCATAAAAAAGGCAAGGATAAAAATTATCCTTGCCTTTTATTGGTTTACCTCTTATTGAGCAAACCACCGGAACGTTGTTGATTTACAATCTCTTCCCTAACTTTACTGCTGATTATCATACCTAGTTGTTTGGCATCTTGGGCATTAGTAGTACCAGTAGCTTGTGTATCAGTATTACCTTTAGCATCTACATTAACAACAACACTAATAGGACCGCTTCCACCACCGGTATTACCTTGCATAGTTACTGGAATAGTGCGACCATCTGGTAGGGGAACATAAGCTTCGTTCATTCTACCTTCGCCAAATACTGCCATTTGAGGTGAGTTAGCAATACCACCACTAGCATATTTATTTAGTTTAAGTGCACCATACTCACTCATGACACCGCCATTAGCAAAGAATAATCCAGATAACCAACCTCCAAAACCTTCCATACCCATAGAACTACCAATAGCAGCACCAATATCACCCATGCCACCACCACTAAATAAACCACCTATACTACCTAGTATACCACCTAATCCACCACCTGCTCCACCACCTGCTCCACCGCCTGAGAATATACTAAAAATACTAGAAAAGATTCCTCCGATACCAGTACCTAAACCACTTAGTAAATTCATTACGATACCATTACTACCGAATAAACTTCCAAAACCATTTGCAATTCCACCAAATAAAGATGGTGTACTTGTATTTAGATTAGCAACTTCATCTGATATATTAGTTAATGAACCATAGTACGCTTCATTAGCTGCTGTAGCTGCTTCAGTAGTCATATCGACAGTATCTGGTGCATTTTTATAGTCTTCAAAACCTCCAGCACCTGTTTGTCTAGTACCAAATAACTTGCTCCAAATACTAGGTGCTGCTGTTACTGGATTACTATTACCTGCTGCTGCACCTCCTGTACCCATTGCAATAATTTTAAGATAATCCCTTGAGTCTTTAGCATAATCAAGTGCTTTTTCTTCATTAGTACTTATATCTACACCAGGTAGTACAGCCCCCATAATATCTCTAATCATATTACGAGCACTAGATTTCATCTGTTCTGCAGCCATTTCTCTGAAACCTTCTGCAACTGTATTACGGAATAAGTCACTTATTTCTTTAAATGTGATTTTAGTGCCATTCATCATTTTAGTAGTAATAGAATCTATAGCAGCATCCATGCCTGAATAAACTGCATCAAAAACACCGGTTACAGTATCTTTCATGTTTGCAGCAAAATCACGTGCTCGTTTAGCTGCTTCATCATAGATTATTTGTGGTTTGTTATCTTCTTTCATAAAGTTACGTTTTTTGGCTTCGTGTTGACGTTCTAAAGAGGCTAAGATTTCTTTATGTAATGCTAAATTACGTTCTAGTTCTTTACCATCTTGACCATTTTCTATATTTAAGCGTTTAGTTTCTGCTATCTTTTGCTGTATTAAATCTACTTCAAGTTGTACAGTAGAAGTATTATTTCTTAAACCCGCATCTATTTTTTGTTGTATGGATTCTTGGTCAGTAGCGAATTTTCTTTGTAGTGCTGCTCTTTCTTCTAAAATATCATTTTTTGCTTTTTCTAAGTTTAATGTTTGTTTTGATCTTCCTAATCCCTCTAACTCTAGTGTTTGTACATCTGTTAGATTACCTTGTTTTTTAACAGCATTTAATGCATCTTCTTTATTTATTATAGTTTGTAAATTATTAATATATTCTTTATCTAATACTTCTTGGTTAGATAAATTACCAAGATCTTTAGCTATAGATACTGCCGACTTACTATTTTCTAATAGTATATCTGCTTGCAAACCTTCTTGACGTTTATAATTTGTAAGATTAGCCGCATTTTTAGCTTCTTCTTTAATACTATTTACTTTTGCATCTGCATTTTCCTGTGCTTTTTTAGCTGCATCGACGGCTTCATTCATTATGGTTTTTGCTTGAGATTTATCAGAATCTTTGCTAAATTCAGTAGAATTAAATCTCATTTGAGCCTCTAATTCTTGTTTTTTAAATTCTTTTTCATTTTTAGTTATTTCTAAAGCTGCTTTAGAATTTAAAAGATCAATACTAATAAGACCACTATACTTTTCTGCATTTGCTATTTTATCTGCTTCTAATTCTATTAATTTTTGTTGTGCGGTAATTTCATTATTAAGAAGATCCATTCTTTGTTGGTTTTGTTTTAGTTGCGCATCTGTAGAATTAGTTCCTAAAGTTGTTTGTTCGTCAATATTCTTTTTTAATGTTTCTGCGGCATTTAATTGCTTTAACTGCTCTTGTAATCTTTTTATTTCTTTTTCATATGGTTTTAAAGCAATATCCATAGCTGAAGTAGTTTCAGTTTTGGGGGCTTTAGGGGCTGTAGGTTTTTGATCTGTTTTAAGCATATTTGGTATAAAACTAATACTGTTCCACCAAGCTTCAAAATATGCAATAGCTTTATCAAATATATTAGTACCAAATTCCCAATTACTTAAAAGTAATAACCTTTCTTTGTCTTTTTCTATATTATAAGAAGCTAGTTTACTTTGGTAATCTTTTGAATCTTTAGCATATTTATCTAATGCCTCTAATTTTCTATTTTCGAAATCCCTTTGATTACTATATACATACTCTTTTTCAAGTGCAAGCAGTTTTTGTGTACTTTGAATTTTTAATACTTCTTCAATAGATAGATTTTCTTCCATTAATTTACGTGATAAATCTGCTTCTTTTTGTACAAGTTCCATCAAACGAACATTAGATGGTCCAGTATTTAATTTATCTCTATCTGTCTTAGAAATATCCTTATATTTTCCTAAGTAAATATCTTGTGCATCAGTTAATTCTTTTTGTCTAAGACCTATTGCTTCTGTAATTGCTTGTATAGCTGCGGCAACTCTACGTACTTCTTCTAATTGCTTACCAGCCTTAGTATTTAGTCCTTCAGGTACTTTAGCTAAAAGATTAATTTTTTCATCTGCTGTTAAAGTTATATCGTTTAATCCCTTTTGTAAATCTTTTAAAAATTCTACAATAGTTCTACGTTTTTCATCCTTTATCCACTCTTTTTCATTTATTTTATCAATAGCTGTTCCAGCAGCGTTTGCTTTATCTTGAAACTCTTTTAAGAAAGAATTTTGATTTCTATTAGCAGTAGCTGCTCTAGTTGCTGAAGCCTCTAAACTTACATATGCTGAAGCTAATATTTGTAATCCTTCTGCTGAATCTTTTGTACCTGAAATACGTTCTTCTAGTGCTTTTAATTCTGCTGCTTGTGCCCCTGTAGCTTCTTTAGACATAATAGCTACTTGACCTGAAATATTTTCTTTTAAAGTATCAAATTTACTAGTACCTATTTTATCCCAGAAACTTGATATCCAGCCACCTGCTTCTCTCCATGCTGTAAATACTTCTATTTGTTTCTGTATAGATGCAGTACCTTGTTCAAATGTATTAGCAGCTATATCATTTGCACTTTGTAAGGCTATCAATGAATAAGTAGATGCAGTTACTGCCTTAGTATAGTTTAAATATGAAGACTTTGCTGTTTCTAATACTTTGGTTCCTTCTTCTAATGCAGTATTTAATTCATCAGTTTTTTTATTTAAAAACCCAGCTTTATCCGCTAAAAAACTTAAAGCTTCGTATGCTATCATAGCAGCTATACCCCAAGTACCTAAAAAACCTACTACTTTTCCTAGTCCTGAGCCAACCTTAGATACCATCTCACCAATCTTACTTTTTACTCTATCTGTAGATTCTTCTATTTTACCAAATATATTTGGTACCATTTCACCAGATAATCCAAAGTTTTTATTTTCTTTACCAGATGGATCTTTATTATATCCTTCACGTACATTAAATGCAGAAGTAAGTGTTTTAGCTTTTCTTGCCTCTTCTATTATTACAGCTTGCTTAGCTCTCTCTATTTCAGCAGCTGCTTGTCCTCTGAGAAATAGTGTATTCTGTACTATCTGAGCACCTTCTAGCTTTTTAACTTCTAAATTTAATATAGCTGCTTCTCTTTCAGCTAGAGAATATTTATTTTTAGAACGTAATGTATCTGCTATTTTTAATTCTGTAGCTTCTTGTCCTTTTAATACTATATCTATTTGTTCTGTTAATGCTAGACGTCTTTTTTCTTCTGTTACTATTTCTTTTTCTATACTAGCTAAAGCTACATATCTTGCATTTGCTGCGTCTGCCTCTTTGGCAGAACCTGTACCACTAGCATAATCAGTTAATATTTTTGATTCACGTTTCATGGCACTAGGTATTGCTTTTCTAAGTGTAGAATCATCTACAATAGCACCTACAGAACCTACTTCTAGTAGATTTTTAGCTGTTTGACCCCTAGAAGTTTTAAATGCTGCTGTTGCCAATGCATTAATATTTCTTGCACCCATTTTAGATAACGCAAGTGCTTCTCGCTCTTTTATCTGTATAATCTCTGCTGAAGCTTTTCTAGTAGATTCTACTTCAGCCCTATTACCAGCATCAATATCTGCAAGTAAAGACGTTAAAGCAGCATGTCTAGCAGTTACGACTGCTGGAGAAACACTAAACATTTTACTAATTTCTGGTATTGCTTTTAGTGTTAAACTTTTTACTAATAGTAATACACCTGCAAACATAAGTTCAATATTATTAGCTAGCATTGATACTACTGGAGTAATTACATTGTTTACTAAAGTTAATAGTTCTGTTCCTACATCTTTTAATTGGCCTAAAAATTTGGCATAAGGATTTGCTGGTACTTTATCCGCTATTGCCCCAAATTTTGTAAGTAATTCTATGCTAACAGCATTACTATATGCTATTGTTTTTTGATAACTTGTTAAAGCATCTGCAGATGTACCAATAGATTGTGCATATTTTTTATATGCTTCTTGTGCCCTAGTAACTACGCCCAACTCATCTAATAGTTCGGGTTCTAACTTAGCAACACCACGAATTACACGGTCAATAGAATCGCCCATATCGCGACCAAGTGCAAGTGAAGCACCTTTAGCACCTTTAGTTAAATCTAATATTTTCTTTTCAGATAGTCCTGCTGCTGAACCTAATGCAGTTAAACGCATAGATTCTTGCATACTTAAAGCACCATCTGTTACAGCCTTCATTTGGCCAGCAATAGAACGTAATGCTGCACCGGTAGTTGCCTCAAGTGCTTTGGCACCTTGAATCATTTGTTCAAATTGTGCAGCTTTATCTAACGCATTAAAAGCAGCTGATACAGCAAATATATTGGCAGCAAACGTTGCATATAAGCGTACTAACCCTCCAAGCCCTTGAGCTTGTTTTGCAAAGTCACGAGAACCACCACCACCTGTACCAGCAACCCCGCGAGCATTGCGGTAATCAATATTCTCTTGCTTAGTTGGGCCACCCATACCTGCAACACCAGAACCTGTTTGGCGCATTACGTTTCTAAGTGACGCTAAATCTTTGGTTGCGGCTTTAAGTCTTGCCTGCAGTTGGGCTACTGTTCCATTATCCGAAACATTTACACCAACATTAATCATATTTGCTGCCATTGTATCTCCTTAATAAAAAACCAGCCTCTATATTATTTAGTAGGCTGGTTTTTTGTGGCTCTCTTATTATTAATAATTGTACGTCTTATAGAGTCTATACTATTAATTAATTGAAGAGTTAGCCTTGCATCTTCAATTCCATATATTTCCATAATATCTTTAACTCCTACCAAGTTTTTACCAAGGTAAGTACCTGACATGGTATCCCAGTTATCAGATATTATATTATATAGTAAATATGCTTCTTGTACTTCTAAAGGAAAATCATCAAATTCAACTGGTATTTCTTCCTCCGATGGTTCGGACCCAAGCATACGACACATCTCAAAATACTGTTCCTTAGTCATAGAAACTTCGGAGTTTTTTAAGAATGAGTCAATTTGCTTGAGTACTAGTTCCATCTGTTCTATTGAAAATTTGCTAGGTCAGAAACCTGCTCACTTACAAAAGAATCGAATTCAGTTGATGATTTCATTAGGTAAAGTGCATTATCTTCTGTATAATCTAATGTTGCTTCTAAATCTTTTTGACCTTTTAAATCTACTGGTGCTAACTTTTGAAGAATTGAAAGTTTTAAACCACTCCAACCTTTAACTGTACTTTGTACATATAAAGATAAGAATAAATCTTCATTTAGTTCTTCTGATTGTTGGCGATTTTTCCAAGTAATTTTAGTTGCTTTTTTACGGATTTTAACTAGCTCTTCACGGCTTAGAAAGCATAAATTTACTTTAAAGCCTGGATAGCCAGGATATTCTACTTCTGTTTCTTTGCTCGACACTAAAAGTGTCGATAGGTTAAGTGCTGACATTTATAATTCCCTTTGTTAAATAAATTCAAATACTTTCGTATTTTAGTTAGTATACACCAAGTGCATAGAAATAGCAATGATAAAAATTTTAGTGCTATAGATAAAATAAAACCCCAATTAAGGGGCTTTATTTTTAGTTCAATTAAGAGCTGTAGTAACGAACAGTCATATCATTAGTTGCTGTAATATCATAGTTGTTTGTACTTAACAATGCATCAGAACCTTGAGCAGTAAAGTTAATTGTAGTAGAAACAACATCTGCAATATCAATTGTAGGAACACTTAGAGATGCACCAGGAATATCTAATTCTACACGTACTGCATTAATACTTCCACCAACTTCAACTTGTAGTTTGAATTTAGTTTCTGGAGCACTTGCTGAAGTTGTAAGAATATCTGATAATAATGAACCTGTATCACCAGCAGTACCTGTTTTCAAGTATGCATTTAATGAACCAGTAATTGAACGTGTACCTGTATAATAACCGATTGGAGTATTTACAACACCTAGGTTACTTGGAGTTATGTACGAAATATTATTATTGATAGTAATAGAACCACCAGTTAATGGCACGCTATAACTAGTACCTGAAGCGCCACCAATATTACTTACTAAAGTTGTAGAACTTAGTTTATTAGTAATATAGTTTGCTGAAGTACTAAATGCTGTGGCTGAACTTAAGTTAGCAATTGCTAAAGTTTCTGCTTTCTTAACTGCGGTACCGAAACCAGTCCATGCAATCATACTAATAGCATCTAGACCGAAATCAATTACTGCTTGGTTAAGTGCACAATTATCAACAATATAAATAGCATTATCAACCATGAAAATCATTGCAAATTTTTGTAGTTGATTCTTATTAGAACCTACAAAAGATGTATATGCGTTGGTTGGAGTTTCTGCCCACTGACCTTTAAATACTTTAAGTGTACCACCTAAAGCTGCTGTTAAAGTTGCTGGAGCTTTGGCCATTGTTGCAACCATTGTGTAAGGACCAGTACCATTACTAGAAGTAATTATACCTGCACTATTCCAATCTAAAGTACCTGTAACACCAGTAATATTTACTGCATCACCAACCGCATAACCTGTAAATGCTGTTGCACCTACAATAGTAACTGTTGGGGATAAAGTAGAAGCACGAGTGATGTTAGTAACTACTACACCTGTTGAATCAATTGTTTCAGAACCTGTTAAAGCATTCCAAAGAACTTTCTCAATACAAGTAACGTTTGTAGCAACACGTGGACGAATATATGTAGAGAATGATAAGTCTACTGGGTTTAATGCGGTATTAAATGAGCGTTGACCACGGTTAGGTGTATTGCCGGCTTCACTTAAAGTAATTGCAGTATTTGCAGTACCTTGACTAAAAGAATAGCCATCTAGTACTTGAAGTTCATAGGTATTTGCAGAAGTAAACGCAGTATACCCAGTTGCTGAATCAGGCAAAACGCCTGTTGTAGGGTTTACATTGGTTGTAAACCATACTCTGGTGTTACGACTTAAATTTAAAGCCATAGTTTGAATTCCTTTATATTGTAGTTCTATACTCTATTTGCTAGATATTTATCTGCGTTATATACTATAGAACTTGGTATCTAACTTGTAGGTTAATTTCACCTACACCGTATGGGGCTAAAAGACCCTCATCTGTTACTATAGAGGTTATAAGTATTTCAGTAGTACGAGCGTTCGTTGCTACATCATATGTTAATACCCTATTACTATCTACTACGTTTTCAACATCTTCGAGCAGTTTTTCTAGTTCTTCTAAAGGATTTTCACCTTTGGTGTATAATTTTAAGGAAACGTTTAAATAACCCCATTTAAAATCACCTGGTAAATATTCTCTAGATTCTGATCCAGGTACTACGCAAATATGTGGGAAATCATTGAGTTCATCCCAAAATATAAGTTTATTTTGAACATTATTAAAAACATTTGTTTGATAAGTACCTGACCCATCAATAAGTTTTAAAGTATCTACTAAGGCTGATGTTATACTTGCTCTCGCACTCATACTGGTACCACCTTAAGTCTATTTGCCATAATTCCAGTGGCTAGCTGTCTAATACTAAGTTGTATTAATTTATTTGGGTCTCTGCTGGCTGGGGAGCTTTGAGCACCTCCAGGGGCAAATGTTGCATATGGGTTTTTCATATAACTATAAAATGCGGTTACAGCACCATCCCTACTACTAACATTTACTACTTGTGCAGATTCTGCGAATCTACCTGTACGATAATTAAGAACTGCTTTTGCAGTACCCTTGCCCATATTATTTTGTATCTGTTGTGCTAGCCTACTATTAAGTAAGTTCATTATACTTACTGGACTTATGAACTGACCTTTTTGAGTCCTTAGTTGGGTTGATTTTTTCTTTTCAGCTAGTACTTTTGCTTTTTTTGTTGCAGCTCTAAGTTCTCTTATGAGTCTTTGGACTTCAATTCTAGTTTTCTTAAGAGGATCTTCTAATTTAGTTAATTCTATATTATTAAAGGATGCTTTGGTTGATTTTACCTTTTCACCCTTTAAGGTAGATATAGTTAAATTCCGTATATGTTCTTTCATTGAAGGAGAACCACGTAAATTTACAAGAGTATCTAAATTTTCTAGTGCTGCTTCTTTTAATGAATCTGGATATTGCTCTAGTATTGCTCTGGCTCTATCTTCTATTTTAATAATATTTGATATTATATTATCAAATTCTGACTTAAGATTAACTGTTGTACTTGTTAAGTTAGCCTTTGCAAATTTAGCTAAGGCTGCTCCAAGCGGTGCAATCAAAGACCCAGTTTGTGCATTTCCAGTACCAGCAGCATTATTTTTAACTTGTAACTCAATATAAAATTGAGCATGTTCTTTAAAGTTTTTTACTGCATTAACATAAATACCTGTATCTGTTTTTATAGAATTAGTTGCAGCTAAGTCTAAATCTAGCAATAGTTGACTTAATCTATCAAAAGCAGCTAAGTCTGGCTCTTTTCTTATTTGTATTTTTCCACCATTACTTAAGTCTACGCTGGAACCAAAGGATACTAACGCTCTGAAGGTATTTAAGCCTAGTGTATGTCCGGCTTCGAATTCACCTAATGTGGCTTTAATTGTGGTTTGTGGTACTCCAATTAATTCTAAATATTCCTTAGTCCATAAAAATAAATTATCATAAGGAGTATTTTTAATAATAGTCCAAGGATCTTTAGTATTTGGATTACTAGATTGGCTTACATTAGGATTTTTTCCTATAGTTAAGTCATTTAAAGAACTTGGCTTACCACTATTAACTCTTCTATATGCCATATATTGGGTATATGTACTATATTCTACATTATAGCCTACTAATTTTCTACCTAATTCTTCTAAGCCTTGTTTAGTAATAACTATATTATTATATTTAGCTGCCTTTAGTCTATTTCTTAGTGCAGATACCTTATCACCCTCAGCCCCAATAAAACCTTTTAATGCAGAATTTTTTCTACTTATCTTTGTTCTAATGGATGCCGCCATTCGTTTTCTAAGTGTGTTGGAAAACTCTGCTACGCTCATTATATTAAGTCAAGACGATAAAGGTCTAAAACTCTCCGTATGTGTGCTGGAAGGTTAGCGGTTGTTACATATTCAATAGAAGTATTATTAGCACCAGCATTTCTTGTAGATTTAATAGACATATCAGATTTCATATAATATCCAATTAAGTCTAGTGCCGCTAATTTAATTTCTTCGGGGGTAGTTTCATATCCACCAGTATAAGTTATTTTATAACCGTTAAGTGCTTTTACAAAACCATTTACTGCATCTGTTGATTCAATTCTATCATGAGTTAAGTTTAAAACATAGTCAGTATATTCAGTTAGTGTTGTGTATGTTCTACCAAAATCTTCACTAAATTCTACACTAGCAATATTTACTGTTGGGCACTCTTTTAAATAGATATATGGAACATTTCCATCACTATAAGTATAGGTGTTTTCATCATAGAAATCAATAAATGTGCGATTGCAGTAAGTTTTTATTAACTGACTAATTTTTGGAATCAGCACATTTATTTCTGCATCTTGCGTGGTACTATTTATACCATTGTAGGCTTTATATTCAGCCAATGTAATTAAATTTGCCATATTAGTCCTCTTTGTACTTCTTTAATACTCTTGTTAGAATATTAAAGAAGTAGGGCTATTGCTAGCCCTACTTGGTAGTCAGCACTACCTAGCTGGTTTTACTCAGCTAAACTGATTTAGCTCCAACGTAATGTTGAAACGCCTTGACCTAGATTAGTAGTCAATTGAGTAACACCAGTACGCAATGAACTTACTAGAACTTTACGTTGTGTTTCTACTAGATCTTGTGTATCTAAACGTAGACCACGTTGATTACCGGCTAAGAAGTTAGCTGGGGCAACGCATAATGCACCGATATTAGTAGTTGCAGTAGCTGCACCACCTGCTTTAGCTGGGAACATGCTAGATACTAGAACTGGTGTATTACCAATCATACCAACTTGGCCTGTTAACAATGTAGCTGCAGGACCAACTTTATCCATAGTTTGGAAAGCTGTATCATCTAACAAATCGTAGTAAACTTCAGTAGAAACGATAAACGCTAATTCTGAAGGCTCTAGACCCCAAGCACCTAAATCTTTACGCAATGCACGTAGGTTAGCAATTGAAGCAACGCCAGTATTTGTTGGAACAACTACTGAAGTAGCGTCATAGATTGACAAACCTTTAACTGGATCAGAACCAGAACCGGCACCGATTAAGTATGCTTTATCAACAGCACGAGCTACGCGACGGATCATTGCATCACGGATAGTAGGTAACAAGATTAACAATGAATCTTCTTCCTCTTCGTATGCTAAGTATTCCATTGTTGCAACTTTATATGCATTCAATGTTACAGCACCCAATTGATGAGTTTGTGCAGAACCTGGAGATGCGGTTGTACCGAATTGAGCATTAGTAATCCAAGTTGCATCACCTGCTTCTGGGTTTACTGGAATTGTCATAACGTTAGTTTGCATATTGATGCCACGCAACAATGGAGCAACAACTAAACGACGACGGATTTCATTTTCCATGTTCAATGAAACTTCTAATTCCCAAGTAGCTGAAGGAACGTGAGCTCCTGCTTTTTCAACGATGCCAGCACCGTATTTAGTATCTTGGATAGATTTACCAGTGATTTTTGAAAGTAGATATGCAGATTCTTTCTCAGCATAAGCAGCACCTTCTTTATCGCCAGCAAAGTTCATTTTGCTTTTTTGAATAGCTTCTAATTCTTTAGATTTTTCTTTGATTACTTCTTCTAAGCCAGCGATAGCTGATTTATTAGTAACTTCTTGAGCATCTAAACGTTTTGTGATATCAGCTAAAAGTTGTTCAGCACCTGAAGTACCTGAAGTAACTACAGTAGCTTTAGCAACAGCGTCAGCGATGCGTTTTTCAACGGCAGCAGCTTCAGCAGCTTTTTCTGCATCAGCAGCTTTTTCAGCAGCTTGAGCGTCGATTACAGTTTGAGCAGCAGCAGCTGCAGTCTTAGCCAATAAGGCTTCTAAATCTTTTGGATCCATAAAAATTTCCTCTTTTTGTTGAACGGTTGGTTCTTCTAATGTTTTTTGCTCTTTAGCAGGTTCATTAGTTGAAAACTGTTTTTTAAATAAATTATAGTCATCGTCACTTTCAAAAGACTTTGACAAACTAAATGTACTATCTTGATTTGCAGGCACTGATACTACTGATATTTCTAGTAGCTCTAGCTCTTTAATAATAAAGAGGTCAGTAATTGAATCATAAGTTGCATCTTTGATTATGAATCCTACAGAAAAAGCTGTAAGAACACCATCTTTTACTAAATTAAATACATCTTCTGCGGCTGCAGAAATACGTGCTTTAATCCATAAACCTTTATCCTCTATCTTGTATTCTGACATTCTGCCGATAGGTTCGTCATGGTCATGATACGCTAAAATAATAGGGTTTTTAAGGTAATTTTGAAGTCCCTTTTCCCAAACAGTTTTAGGGATTACATCACCACTTCTATCTACCGTAGTAGTATTTGCATACCCTTCAATAAATATAGAGTCTATAGTTTCCCCAGTTGTGGGTAAAGGGGCGCTTTTTTGGAAAAGCGAGTCCAGTCGAATGACTTTACCTTTTATATCCATATTGCTCCTTTAATTATTCCCTGGGGGTGCTGGGTCGGCTTTAGGCTTACCACCTACCGAGGGATTTGCTGCAGAACCAGCTATATTAGCTGGGATTCTTATTTCATCTGCCCCTTCTAACTTAGCATAACGTAATTCAATACGTGCTTCATTAGGGGTTAAGATGCCCGCATTTACTAATGTTGAGTGATACGCTGCAACATCTTTAATATCGGGTTGTAATGCTGAAACACCTGAAGTGATTGGTTCGATATCATAACCGAAGAATCTTTCAAGAGCTGATGTATATTTTGTTACAATGGGTAGTACTGTTTCAAGATATAGTAGTCTAAGATTAGGTGCTATATTTGCATTATTTCCACCATCTAAAAGAATTGGTGGAACTCCAAGAGCTTTAAGTACTTTTGTATCGTGAGTTTGGATAGAGACATCAAAGTCCATATCTTTAAAACTTGCTGTAGACATTGATTTAAGTTTTAATCCACTGTCTAGTATAATTGGCTTCTTAGCCCCATTCTTTGGACTATACTGTGTACGCCATTTTTCTATTGTTTTATCTTTTGCTAACTGTGAAAGTGTATTCTCTGTTTCGAGTACTAACCCTGTAACAGCACCATTTTCAAAAAACTGATCTTGGAAAGTTTGCATACGATATAGTATATCTAAACTTCTTTTTGCTGACTCTAATCTTGAGCTTCCGCGATATATGCCTATTGATGATAAATCACGTATATGGAAGACTTCATCTGTTGAGAACTTTGTAATATTATTATATAGGTAATGTGATATAAAAGTTTTAGGGTCTGGAGCAATTACCATCATATTTGCTGGTAGGTGGTATAGGAAAGCCCCATCCCAATAAATAAATATATTACCTTCTAGAATGAAATCTGTAAAGATTGCTGTTCTAAAATCTTGAATGCTTTGATAAGGATTAGGTTTATAGTTTAATAAACTATTTAATTGTTTTGCACGAATACCTGTGGCAACTCCGTCAAAAACTTTATCCTTAATATCATAGTTGAGACTAGCGCAAGAACTAGTAATCATATTAGTGCCGCGATTTACAGTCTCTAACTTACTAAATGCTTGTATATAATTTATTAGTTGGTCAGAAGAAATTAGAGAACCACTGTTTTGAGCGATTATCTCCTGTGCTGGGTTGTTCTTCTGAAACCAATTTAACGGATTCCATTCCATTTAACTTCCTTTTCTGGTTTTCGACCCACATACCTTGCTTGGAAGCAGTAATAAGCGCAGGCGATTTACCATAGATTTTATGCAGCTGTTGGTGATGCTTATTGCATAACGTGAATACGTCTTCATACAACTCTTTATGATGTGTATTGATAAACTCTTCCCGTATTGCTAAAACATCGTCATCTGTTTCTATACTATAGTTCTTTTCCCTAGCCCACTTCTCAAAAAGATTGGTAAGTCCGTGTGTATGATGCAATTCTAAATCTTGTGTAGTTCCACAAATATAACAATTAGGTAGCTTTATATAAGCTGCTTTAGCCCCATCTCGTATCCATTTAATGGCTACACGCTTGTTCGTATTAGTTGCCATGTTATTATTCTTCTACAATTTTATAAAGTATAGCATCATAGCAACTTGTGGTCAAGGAGAAAAATTATTTTGGTATAAAATATAAAACATAAAAAAGCCTAGAGGTTAATCTAGGCTTTTTTACTTACTTACTACAAATACATTGCCAAAGACTTCTTGACCTCAGCGCTTCAATTTCAGCATTTAAAGAACTGATTTGATGCAATGAATCCTCCCGTATATTTTTAATAAGTACTTCAGCTGCTGACAGCTCTTCTAGTAAATCTACTATAAACTGATCTCGGTTTATTATCTTGTCATAGGCTTTCTCCAGTTCACTATATTGGAAGGTTAATCTATCTATTTCTTCTTGAAGTTCCATAATTATCTTGTATAACTATAAAGTGCATAGCGAAGCGCATCCGCCATGTGTGAATATTCATTATGTTTTGGGCGTTCTTTTAATAGATTAGCATTAGTATCCCATTGATATTGATCTAACATATCTGTTACATTTGTACAATGTGACATTACATAAAGCTGGTCTGTTTCAATAATAGTACGACAATAAGCAATACCATCTAAAACAGATTTCTTGGCCTTGATAGTTGCTATATCATACTCATATGCTAAATCATGTGCCATCTGAGCTGCTGCACTATCTATAAATATTGTTTCGATTCCCCACTTATCTGATAGTTCTTGTATTTTAATAGCATGGTCTTTAGTACCAACTTCGTTATTTAAATACTCGTCTAATATATAGAATTTATTTGTTGAGTAGTGAAATCCAATTACTAAGAACGCTGTATAGTCTCGATAACCGGGATCTAGTCCTGCAAATATTTCCATATCACCAACTGGAAATTCTTCAATAATATTAGTATCTGGTAAGTTATAGATAGCACCTTGGAAACTATTAAATGAAGCCATGTACTCTTGTTCGAACTCTACCTTTGACATACCTTTACGGGCTTCAGCTACATCTTTTTCTGACATACGAGTATTCTCAGTATAGTCAGCGTGTAGGCTAATCCACTCATCAAAAGTTGGGTCATTTCCACGGTCAAAGAATTTACTAAACCAGTTCTGCTTACCACGAGGTGTAGAGATAAATATAGCTTTACTATTGGGTTTATCTAGTGTAGGTCGTAGTGCCACGTTGAAAGCATCTTCGCCTTCTGATGTTAGTGCGGCTTCATCAAATATAATTAGGTCATAGCTGCGACCAACGCAACTATCAACTTGCCCAACTGAACCCATACGAATAGTAGAACCATTACCTAGTTCCAGTACTCGATCCTTCATGTTATCTTTAGTAACTTCTAAGTCGAAATGTTTTACAAGCTTACGTTGTAGTTCAAATGATATACTTGACAAGTTATAGTTAGGTGACATAATTAATACATTAGTATTTGGAACTAGTGTTACTAATTGACCAACTACATTTGCAATATATGTCTTGCCAACTCGACGAGAATAAGCTGCTACAATAAAACGATACTTAGGACTATTAACCGCATTAACCAATGCAGTTTGGGGTCTATTGAATTCATCCCAACTATTAATAAGCTTAAGGTAGTTTTCAATAGGTAATTTTATAAACTTTAGGTCTGATGGAAATTCTTGTAGTAAGTCCCCTGTTATTTCTGGTCTACTAATGGTAAGCATAGTAACTGCTTACGCACATCAACACATAAAACCATGGGCTAACAAAGAAACCCAGTAAAAAGAAAGCTACTTCTAATACACTTACTTGTATATTAGGCTTTCGGACGGCAGTCAATATTTTTGCTAACATAGTTCTTATCCCATATATTTTGTTTAAGTTTAAAGAAGTTATCTGGTCGGTAAAGTGCAGGATTATGCGCAGTCCAAGTATATCCTAGTTCTTCCAAGAATTTGTGTAATTCAGCGCTTTTGCTAGGTCTATCATCTTCAATATATAGTATAGGTTTACAACGAGCAATAGTTTCAACAGCTCCACGTAATACTTCTGTTTCATAGCCTTCAACATCAATCTTTATTAGCCCCACATTTTCAAAATTAAAACTATCTAGTGTACGAACTTCTACATCTATAGTTCCCAATAACCCGCGACTACCAATGCTCATGCCACCGACATTATTTTTATCATCATACCTAATCTTAGGCATTTTGGCGGTTTCAGCCTTACTACCCAACCCTAAGTTGTAGCAGGTGCCAAGCATATTCTTTTGTAGCACATTGAAGACTTCGGGTTGAGGTTCAAACGATACTACTTGAAATCCGCTAAACTCTAGTGCTTGGCTTATGCAGCCAATGTTAGCCCCAATATCAAGTACTAGCATATCTTGTTCTGTAGCACTCTCAGCTAGTTCTGCTAGTGAGATTATGTATTCTGTTTCATCTGGATTGTACTCACCATAGTGGTGAATACTTCTACCAACATATTCATCTTTACCAAAGTAAAAGCATTTACCCCAGCGACCATCTACACTTCTAATCATATATTCTACGCACTTCCATTATAAATTCATATTTTGCTAATTGCAGTAGTAATTCGGCCTGAGTCCCAATAAACTCTTCAGACTGCATCATAGTTCCAACTTGATAATATATTCTCCATTTAGCCATAAAACTTATCCTTTGCATCGTTAATTACTTGTTTAAATACTTCATCCCAGCTATTGGGGTTACGGTATACTCGTACTGAATTGTACCAAGCGTTGCTAGAGCTATTAGTATTGCCCCAACGGAAGTCTGTGTCTTTCAATGGTTGCAATAACCAGCACTCAACACCAAGCGAACCACATAAGTGTGCAACGGATGTATCTACGCAAATTACTAAATCCATGTTTATGCAAGCTTGAGCAGTTGATACCCAGTCAGTGGTACCAAGTGACTTAATATGTTTAGTTCCGCGAAACCCAGGGGTTAAGCACCACAAGTTAGCATACTTAGCTAGCGGATGGAATCTATGAGGATTAACACTACGATTATGATCGTTAGCATGATTTGGGTTACCACTGAATACAATTCCTATATTAATATCTGCCATGGGCTCACGGCTAAAACCAGTTATCCACTCACCGGGCATCATGGGAAATATATGCGCTAGTGAGGGCATAAAAATTGCATGAGTAGCAGGCGCATCACGACCGTCTAATACCGTGGTAACATCTAAACAAGCAAATAGTGGTGCGATATCATTATTGCACTGAACATAAATATTTTTACAAAAGTTTTTCAACAATGGTATATAACGGGCAAACATCAGGTTGTCCCCATATCCCTGTTCTGCATACACAAGAATACTATCGACCTGCGACCCATCCCATAATTTTACATTGGGGTTAGGTAGTTGAATTTTTATTGCAGGTGTCTTACGGAAGCGTTCTTGGTAAAGAGTCCAGCCCTCTTCGAAAAATTCGGGGTGACCACTGCATGCTACACGTAGCAGTGCGCACGATAGGTTCCAAGCACAACTATAGTAGTTGGGATCAATGGCCAGGGCACGACGGTAGTGTGCAATTGCCAACTCATCGTTGCCAACCGAGTAGTAGTACAAGCCAAGGTTAGATAAAGCTAAAGTATAGTCGGTGTCTAAAAAGCTACCATCCAGCATGGGCACAGTTGCCGAATTAGCTAATAATAGGTGTGTATAACACTGTGTATCACGATCAATGCCACGATAGCAAGTGGCTATATTTAGGTAAGCTTCCTTTGATGGAAAAAGCGCAATTGAACGTTTAAAAAATCCAATCGCTTTGTCATAAGACTTTTTCTCTAATAGTGCAACACCACGGTTGTATGCTAGGGCTGCTTCCAATCTCATAGTTGACCTTTTAGTAGTTTTTCCATTAGATTACCATATGCCCCACTACCAAACTCATTTACTTGTACATTCACTTGATTTTTTACACTTTCTGATTTTAATTTTTCTAAGGCTATTTGCCTGTCTAAGGTTTCTATGGTCATTTTATGTGACAAGGCTAATAGGTCTGCAATATCTTTGCCCGACCCTACTCCGGCCTCCTCAAGTTCTTGAAACTTTTGACCTATTAATGCATCCATGGCACTACGGAGTTTAAATTGATTGTTAAATCCAACATTCATAAATACATTGTCTATGTAAGTTTTAACCTCGCGCTTGGCAAGCATGGTAGTTACCATATCTACAGGCATATCAAGTTCTGTGGCAACCTTTTGCAAATCCTGTAATTGTAGGTAGGCATTGGCTACTTCAAGACCCTCGGGACTTATTCGCAAAGTCTCTGCTGGCGTGTTGGTGGGTACGATATTGTTCATGTTGTGTAACCTGGTTAAATTGACATTATATAGTATTATAGCATTTCAAGAAAATTCCTGCAAGTCAAAAATTTTTGAGGCATTGGTTGGGGATTTGGGGAATGTGGAAAATTTGGGAAGATTGTGTTGGCTTAGGGTCAGTTTCTGAGGCGGTGGTAGGCGCTGCGTACAAAGTGACTTTTTGAAAAAAATCCAAAATTAGGCTCTGTGTATGGGCCCCAGCAGGTCTAAATGCGAATGTGTCTCATTACCGCCCCCGTCTAAGCAAGAAGCGTGCCAACTATTTTTATTTATTTTACATATAATGCTTGCATTATTTAATCATTCATATATAATAACTACATCAAGACAACAAACAAGCAACGGGAAATACAATGACACAATATATAGCAACTAGAAAAGATAATACAACATTCACATTCTTTGCAAGCTCACTAGCTATGGCTAGGCATTTTGCACTAGCAACAGGTGAGATGGTTAAATCAATATCTAAAATATAACACTTGATTATTTTAATTAGATAGCGTATAATGTTTTTAATGGTTAGCAATTCACCATATCAAGAATTGCAAATAAAATTTTGGAGAAATTAAAATGGCTACATCAACTAAGGCGGTAAATTATACAACAGAGCAAACAGCAAATGCGATTGCTCAATATGCGACAGGTGCATCTATTGATGCAATCGCAACAGCTTTGGGTAAATCAACACGAAGCGTGATTGCAAAACTATCTCGCGAAGGTGTTTATAAAGCAAAAGAATATAAAACAAAAACAGGTGGCACTGTGATTGCTAAAGAAACTTTTGTGGAATTGATTGCTAATGCTTTGAATGTGGACACTGAAAAATTAGGTGGCTTAGAAAAAGCAAATAAAGCAACATTGGAAATCATCTATAAAGCTTTGGTTGAATAATGTAATAACCTGCTAACATTTGTTAGCAGGACTTTTTGGAGAAATTAAAATGAAATTAAAAGATATTAAAAGAATACAATTTGAATTTATGGATGCCTTTGATTTGGATAAGATAGAAGAAGATTTGATTGATAAATTTGTAATGGCTTTGGAAAAAGCAAACAACAATAGAAAATGCGGAACAGGCGGAAAGCCCGAAGATTTTGTATCTATTGATTTAATCTTAGAAGATTAAAACAAACCCAAATGAGAATGGTTCTCATTTGGGTGCGCCAATTATACCATGTATAATTGGGCGGTGTCAATAGCTTTTGTGAAAATAAATATAAATATATTTGCATTTATTTGTTGCTTTTTTAATTGGTTGTTATATAATTACTACATCAAACAACACAACACAAACGAGGAAATAAAATGTTTACTACTAAAGCCGCACTAATAATTCAATCTTTCTTAACAACAATGTTTTTATTATTTGCTAATGCAATACAAGAAAATCCTTCAATTTTTAATATTGCTATATTAACTTTGATTACTATTTTAATCGTTTTACTAATTACTGATAAAGGTGCGGAATAATGCTTAATGCTTTATATTTGGTTGGTGCGTATGGCAGACAATACGATACTAAAGAATTGATGATTGCCGACTGGTTGGCTGGAAAAGATTTTAGATTGCAAGGCGGGCAATATATGTCAATCCGAGAAATGCAATATGTAAATGCACTAGATACTGTATATTTGGATTGGATTAGCAAAGACTTTAAACAAACTGTTTTAATCAATGTAAGGGAAATTTAAAAATGGCTTTATATTCTGTTTTATCTATTATCTTAATTGGCTTATTTGTTTATTGGGTTATAGATATATTTAATGATTAGCCCAAGCCAAATGAGAATCGTTCTCATTTGGAGGCGCCAATTTTACCATATAAAATTGGTCGGTGTCAAGCGATTTATTTACTTTTTTTGCAAATATATTTGTTGTTTTTTAAAATAATTACTGTATAATTACTAAATCAAATAAGGGGAAGAAACGGAAATGAGAAAAAATTCAAAATTGGTTGATTTAATGTTCACTAAGGCGGAAAAATTATTCCCCGCTTTTCGGTTGCCGATTGCATGGGTTAAATTAAATAATGAGAATATGGCAGAATGGCGGAATGGTTTTGTTGATGGTTTTGGTGAATATCACCTAATATCAATTAACTTTAAAATTCACGAAAATGAAAAAGATTTATTTGATACAATTTGCCATGAACTAATACATGCATGGCAATTTGAGAATGGCATTGAAACTAATCATGGGATTGAATTTTGCACATGGGTTTTAATGCTAAAAAATCAAGGCATAAATGCGTCAAGCTCTGATTGCCTTGCTAAAACTTTGAAAAAGGCGCATAGGCGATTGATTAAAAAATCCAAATAAAAAAGCCAAATGAGAATTATTCTCATTTAGGTGCGCCAATTTTACCATATAAAATTGGGCGGTGTCAAGCGTTTTTTTGTAATTATTTGTAAATATATTTACAAATAATTACAAAATAATTTACACAAAATTTAAAATTACTGTATAATTCTTTACATGAACAAAGAAAACAAAACAGGAAAAAACGAAATGCAAACACTAATTTTTGATTTAGATGAAACTGTAATAAATAGCTTACATAGAACACCAAATGATGCCGAAGGCAATTTAGATTTGGTTGCCTATAAAGCAAAACACAATCGCAAAAATGTTTTTAAAGATAAACATTTGCCACTAGCTAGAATTTTTAAACAAGCTAAAAAAGCGGGTTATAAGGTTGTAATTTTAACGGCTCGTGATATGGCAAAATTTGATTATGATTACTTAAATTTTCATGGCTTAAATGCAGATTTAATTTTAAGCCGTAATATCGCAAATTCAGAACATTACAAAATGAATGATGGCGATTACAAGGCAAAATTTATTTTAGATAATAATTTGCAAAATGGCATTATGATAGATGATAATAAAAATGTAAAAAAAGCATTAAGAAAATTGGGCATGGTTGTTTTATGTGCACATAAATTAAATGCTAGATTAGGGAAATAAAATGAAATACTATGTTTATAAACTTGTTTATAATAAATTCTTATATGAAATTTGCAGATTTTTAACCTATAATTAGCCCAATAAAAAAGCCTTATAAATCAATGACTTAGAGGCGCCCATTATATCTTATATAATGGGGCGCTGTCAAGCGTTTTCGCAAAAATAAATGAAAATAATTTATGCGTGTTGCAAAAATACAACAAAATAAATGTTGCAATAGGTTGCGATTACTGTATAATCTTTTATGTAGGGCGTGGCGATTATCCGACCATATTAAAATCGGTATAAAATAGGAAATTAAAAAATGGCTAAAAAACAATTCTTTTTAATAATTGACACGGAAACAACACAATGCGATAATGTGGCGGATTTTGGTGCGGTTGTTTGCGATAGGCAAGGCAATATATTTGAGCATTGTGCGGTATTGGTAAACGATTTTAAAAACGAACAATTATTTCATAATGCCGAATTGGTAGATAATTCACTATGGGCAAAAAATAATTTGCAAAATCGTAGATTAAATTATGAAAAAATGCTAGAAAACGGCACTCGCACATTGGCAAGCGTGGGCGCAATAAATCGCTTTTTAGAAAGGGTTATTACAAAATACCCACAAATAACTTTGACTGCTTACAATTTGCCTTTTGATATTTCAAAATGTGCAAATAGCGGTATAAATTTAGATTTTTTTACTAATCGTGTTTGCCTTTGGAAATTGTTTTGCGGTTGTTTTGCAAAAACTAAAGCATACAAGAATTTTGTTTTGGCTAATCATTATTTTGGCAATCGCACAATTAAAACTGCTTGCATTACTTATCGCACAAATGCCGAATGTGCAAGCCACTTTTTAACAGGTGTTGATGCCGTTGAGCCACATACAGCTTTTGAGGATATTGTAAGGCATGAAATTTTTATTTTGCAAGCAATTCTAAAAAAGAAAAATTGGCGAGATTTGGAAATTGGTTTTAATTATAAAGATTACCAATTAAAAGACAATTTTCTAGCTAATTAACCCAGCCTAAGCCCTTGATTTTCAAGGGCTTTTTATTTGTCAAGCGAAATAAAAAAGCCTTATAAATCAAGCACTTAGCGGCGCCAATTATATCATATATAATTGAGGGGTGTCAAGCATTATTTTAACTATTTTTTGCTTATTTTCGTTTTTTACGGGCGTCAATCCATTGTAGCATAAAAAATCCCTCCCCGTCAAGCGTTTTTTTGTAAATAAATTGTAAATAATTGTTACATTCTATTTACAAAATACTTTACACAAAAACCAAAAAACCTGTATAATTAGTTTATTGGAAATTTAAACAAAAAAGGAAATAAAATGGATTTTAAAAATTATATCGGTTGGGTTGGCATGGCTATGTTGCAATTTAACAGCATACCTGCAATTTTTAGCGCAATAGAAAATGGCTCAAAATACCCACTTGCTACAATCTTATTAACTATCGGTGGCTTAACTTGCTACATGGTGCGAGCTGTGGCAGATAATGATAAACTTTACATGGTAGGCAATACGATAGGAATTATCGGCAATTTAATTCTACTTTTCGTTACAATTTATTAGGGGATAAAAAATGGAAACTTTACTAATTGGCTTTTTTTCAGGCATGGCTTTTTTAGCGATTTTGCTTGACGCTTGGGATAGATAAGCGTATAATGATTTTAATGGTTAAGCAATCGCCACTTTCAAGAATTGCTAAAATTTTGGAGAAAATTATGGCTACAACAAAAACTGTAAATTACACGGCAGAGCAAGCAAGCCAAGCCGTTTCAATGTATCAAGCTGGCGATAGCGTGGAAACAATCGCCACACTTTTGGCAAAATCAACCCGTTCTGTTATCGCTAAATTAAGCCGTGAGGGTGTTTATAAAGCGAAAGAATATAAAACGAAAGCGGGCGAGCCTGTAACCGCTAAAGACGAATTGGCGGAAAAAATTTGCGCTAAAGCTAATCTACCGCTAGACATGGCGGAAAGCATAGCAAAGGCAAATAAGCAAGCCCTTGTTGGAATTTTAAGCGCACTTAATCGCACTTAATAAGAAAGGCAGATAAGCCCTTGAAAATCAAGGGCTTTTTTGCGTCCAAAATCCGCCAAGAAAAAACCCTTATAAATCAAGGACTTAGCTGCGCCATTATATTATATATAATGGGGCGCTGTCAAGCGTTATTTTGTAATTTTTTGTAAATAAATTGTAACAAATTGTAACAGGTTTTTCTGCTTAAATTTTAAGCAGAAGCCTGCGCCAACGCGCAAGTGCAAAAACTTTGTTGTGTAGTCTGCGCCATTATACGCTAGTGCAGAAACTTTGTCAAGTACATATTTTCAGACTTGACTTGCCAAGCTAAAGCGCGTATAATTATATTTATCAGTTGAGAGAAACTGAAAAGTTTAAAGATTAAGAAATTTAGACTTGACTTCAAAGCCTAATTGCCGTATAATGTTTATATTGAGTTGAGAAAGACTCGGCAAGATGGGGTTAAAAAATACTGACTTGATTTAAAATGCTGAACCCTGTATAATTATATAATCAGTTGAGAGAAAACTGAATGAAATAAGAATAAAAAATATTGACTTGATTTAGAAACTTAAAGCCTGTATAATATTATATATAAAGTGAAAGAACTAAACACTTACAATCTAGTTCAACAAATGAAAAAAGGAATTAAAAATGACTACTAAACAACCTGTTGCAAATTATTCTGCTGAAGTTACTGCTGAAATCGTAGCCCGCTATACTGCTGGTGAAACTGTTGAAGCTCTTGCTACTTTCGCTGGTAAGTCTACTCGTTCTATCGTAGCTAAGTTAAGCCGTGAAGGTGTTTACACTTCTAAAGCTAAAACAAAAGCTGAAGCCCGTACTACCAAAGGTGAGTTCGTTGCACAAATCGCTGAAGCGATGGGTGTTGATGAGGAAGCTCTTGATAGCCTAGAGAAAGCTACTGCTAGTGCTTTAAAATTAGTTTTAACTGCTGTTACTAAGTAGTTGTAAGAATAGGTGTTCTTTGGAAAGGCGTCAAGTTTACTTGCACACGACTGATAGATGAACTAAGTGTTGGGAAAGATTGTCCAAGCCAACAGCCTACCCCATGTTAACCCTACAAACACTAGGCTTTGCCTTAAAAATGCGGGGCGCTATGCAAGCGTAACGAGCATTGATGAGCTAGTACTAAATGTGAGTACCTAACAGACGTACCATACTAGCAGTCTGTTCATACTGGGTAGTCTACGACTATAGTAGTCTACTTTGGGTTTGAGTACCACTGGCTACATTGTCCAGATGAGTTGATTAAATGTTGGTAAAGCGTTTTGGTGCTAACAGCCCTTGCTGTACCTTTGTATATGGCATAAGTCGCTATTTTTAGTGCGGTCTAATTAGGTATAGAGGAAGCAGTCACACGGGATGATGGCGTGGCTTCCACCTACTTCTCCAAAGTAGTCGAGCAGCGGACTTTAAATGCGTGCGACCTAGCTAGTGTCCCAGCTATGAAAAGGGGCGGTTTCGTGACATACTCCTAAAATGTCGTACCGCCGCGTCTCCCCGGCGTATGCTGTGCGAGCAGTTAGATACTCACATCTGCAAATAGCCTACCGGTTTCTAGACCTGTGTAGGCTTTTTTGCATCCAAAGATAGTGCTGCTGCGCCCACAAGTGGTCCAGCTGCGCCCATTATACAGTACAAAAGCTTTTGTGTCAAGACAATCTTTTCTGACGTGAAAAACACCGCGCTCGGTGCAGGTCTACCGTGTTTGCGTTGAATTTATAAGCTGACCCCCAGCTGCACAAATCCCAGCACACAGTGCTCAACCTTGTGCAACTTGGGGTAACGAACCCACCCCATGCCGACCAGCAAAAGTTTAAAAATTTGCGTAAAACTAAACTAAAAGTAGAGAAAATCGCAAAAATTTAAACTTTAGCTACCTCCACACGCTAGTGTGGAACCTGCTACGGCTTAGGACAAAGAAAAAGCCCACTAATCATGCGATTAGTGGGCTTTTTTGATGCAAATACACGATTTTGAGACGATTTGGTGCGATTTGGTGCGATTTATGGCTCGTTGGGCTGCCCCAGCGATTATAGCCAGCAAAACCCAGTTGCTCATTCCAAAATTAGTACAAAACTATTTAAATTGGTGGTCTGCTATCTGTTGCTCTAGTGAAGCGATATAGGATAAATTATCTTTTATACCTTCATAGATTTGTGTTAAACCGATTTTGGTAACCTTCTCCATTGACTCCAGTAGTTGAGGTTCTATACCTAACATTTCTGCGATACCATCAATATAAATTTCTTTTTTAATTGGTGGCTCACCTCGTTTGTTTAAGTACTCTTTCTTCTTGTAGATACCAAGACTACTTAGTTTACTAATGATACTGCGTGGGCTAACATCTAATTTCTTAGCTAGTGTGGCAACAGTATCTAAGCCTGGGTTAGCTGTATATATTGCTGATATTTCTGTGATTACTTCGGGTGTGTAGGTTATAGCCATTAGTAACTCCCCCTTTCATCTGAATAGGTAGTTGCTGATACAAAAGAATAGAATTCTCTACGTAAAGCATCGAACTCGACCCTAAGTTGTTGCAATTCGGTACTAGGCTGCTGTGAAATAACTGAGGTCACATCTAAACTACGCTTACCAGTATCCCTGTCTGGATTAGGTGTATTATTTTTTCCAAATACTATAACCATTTGTCAAGTACCTCCACAGTTGGAGTTTCAAATATTTGAATACCACCAGTAATATCGGACCCTAAGCTGTCGATATCACGGCAATTGGTTATGCTATACTTATGTCGAATATTTGGTTGGTATACCCAAGTTTGACATAACATTAAGCGCAGCAATTTAGGCAAACCATCAAACTCTGGATTACCTACTTTATTGATTACTGTAATGCTATTTAGGTGTTTGGTTTGACCTACTTTTTCACCACTACGATATGTACCTCCAATGGCTCGGTACTCAAGTAGTTGTTCATTTGAGAAGTCTGGTGGGTTACTAAAATATGGTACTAGTGCAATTATATCTTTATCTAAAAATATATCTAGGTTCTCTGTATCTGTCCAATCCCACTGTGAGTATTGAATATCCTTGTATTCTCGAAATGCACTAAGCACAAGTGGCACACCTGTTGCATATCGTGCCGACTTAGGGTCAATTTGTTTGGCTCCGCCAAGTACTTCACCACGCGGCGTTGCGTTAAGGAACTTTAGTATGCCATTAACTTCTGGCACTGTTAGCCCTTTGCCATTTGGGTAACTAAGAGTGCCTGCCTTGGCTTTAGCCTTTAAATCTTGAAATGTTGCAGTAAATGAATACTTATCACCTACTTTGATTGGTGTAATTTGTGAAGCTACCCAGGCTAATAATTGGGGGACTAGAAAAGAACCCTCAATATTAATATCTGCTATAACTCCATCTGGTTTTGCTAGTGCTGTCCAGTTGACGTGTGTAATATCGGTAAATACCATGTGTTTCCTTTAGATTAAGGGACTAGTTAAAGGGCTAGTCTGACCCTAAGTTGATGCAGTTGGAAAGTGGCTAAAGCGTTATGTTTAGCCGAAGTAGGGCCAATGCTTTTGGAAGGCTATTTTAGCTTATGCAATCCAAACGGCTTTAATAAATACAATAGTTACAATTATAGCCAGCATTAGTTTTATTAAGTTTACACAACTCACCTCCGATGCGAAGAAGTTTCTAAAGTGTTAGAATTTCTCACATTTTTAGCAGAGCGAAAAACTATAAATTCTACACATTTTTAACTTCCTCTGTCGAGGTGTTGTGTAATGTATTGAGTTGTATCAAATTATATATTATTATATCATACTCGCATAATAAATTACAAGTCAATTTTTTCGTGAGAAGTTGTTTATAAGCTCATGTACAAATTATAGGCAAAAGACTCGATGTGTTCCTCACAGTCCTTTGGCATATCTAACAAGATTACCTTTAGTGCAGCGGCTTCTTCTTGAGTCAGTTTAATTTTTACTGACTCTTCATGTGTTACTTTCATAGTGTACCTCCATTAGTTATTTTACGAATTTCAGAGGTCATCACAACCTTTGAACCACAAAGCTTGCAACCCCAAGACTTGGTGCTAGCCTGTAGCGTGAATAAATGCTCCTTGCAGCCGCATTTACCTACCACTCGCTGCAAAGTTCTTTTAGCCTTCTGAACTTCGTAGTTGTGGTAAGTATTTGGTTTCCCTCCTAGTTCCAGCATTATCATGCGGAACTCAGGGCCATGTGCTTGTTTGGCATTGGGAAATCTAGCCGCTGTAAATAGATGTGCCAACTCATGCAACACTGTGTTGCTGTAGTTGGCATTGTGCATTAGCTTGGTGTTGAAAGCAACCTTGTTTAGCTGTGGATATGCACGACCTGCAATTGTGTTGTGTTCAAACCACTCTACCACAATTGCGGGGTCAAAGCTGTTGACTAACTCTATTATTTGTTCTTTATTCATTGCCCGTTTCCTCAGTTTATAAAGTATTATACGCTAAATAACGGGCAATGTCAAGTTAAAGTTCTCGGATTACTTTATAACTCAATACCGCTTTAGCAAATGCTAACTCCGCTTCCTCGGCTGTATCAAACTTTGAGTATTTAGCCACATAGTCGCTACCATTCCACCAAAAGTTATTTTTACCTAAGAATTCTCGTGGCATTAGAAACCTACGACGAGTAACACCCCAAGTGCCATCATTGAATTTAATTAGTTTAGCCATATTAGAAGTATCCTTCAGCGCGTAAGTCTTCAATGATAGTTGTTGGCTCAAATTGGTCAGTTGAGTCAATAACTTCTTCACCTACAAATAGTTGTAAGTATTCATGCTCATCACTATTATTAGCAGCAATATCTTCAGCTTCTTCTACTGTTTCAGCGTCAATAAAGTACTTATTAATAAAGGTTACTTCAGTTGTAATTAAAAATGTTTTCATGGTCGGTTCTCCTATTTAATATATAATTATACGGCAATTAAGCTATTCAGTCAAGTCCATAATTAGCGACGCATCTTACCTAAATCTTTAATATCATTATCCCTAAAAACTGGAATGGCATTAGACTTATGTAGCTGACCAATGCCTATCATTTCATCACCAGTATACTCTTGTATAGGCTTTGCGGTTGCATTACCTACTCCATCACCCAAACTAGGAATATCCTTAGTACTAGAACCTTCTCGTGGGATATTCCCAGTAGTCTTAGTTGGGTTATATTTTGTTAGTCTAGAATTAACTTTTTTAAAGAACTCTGCCTTATTCATTGTTTTTATCCTTGCAATCACAGGTTCTACCTTGATTGCAGTTACCAGTACAATCACCACAATATCCATCTAAAGCTAATTTAATAAATGCATAGGTAAATACGAATACAATCAGCATTAAACCACAAACAGTAAGAAAAATATCCATATCTAATCCTTTAATTTACTCAAAATAACAACACCTGATTCAGAAATATCCCAAACTAATAAATCATCTACTACCCAACCTAATTCATCTAAGATTTCTTGGGGAATAGGTAAAACTAAATCACCATCTACTTCTTGCACTTCAACTATCATTTTTAGTTTCCTCTTCTAGTTTAGGGGTTTCTTCAACTACTACGGGCTTTTTTAAGTGTTTATATAATTTAACTTTTGCAGCAAACTGTCGTGGTTCATGCTCTGGGCTAGGTAAAACATTAAACATTGTAAACATACTATCTATGGTAGTTTCTAGTTCTGTGTCAGTCATTATATCTCCACAATCAAATTATCAACAAAGCCATGCCTATTTTCACTACCATACCCCCTAGGGTTGCAGAGTACTCTAGTATCTCCTTCTAGGAAGTCGACGCTACTATGACCATGCCCGTGAACCCACAAACCTGGCCAGCCCATTACATCACTCATATCTGATGCAAAGTAAGGGTTCATAATACTTCCCGCAAACTTGGCATCACAACACTGTGCACTAGGCATAAAGTGGCTAATAACAACACGCTTTCTGCCCTCAGTGATGTGCAGGAAATAAGCCAACTCTTGACGAAAGAATTGATGTTCTTTGATGTGTTGTTCAACACTCCAATCTTGGATATATGTGAAATCCGCAATACCTCGTCGTGCCTCTCGCTTAGCAAAGTTGCTATCATTACTGCCGTATAGTTGGAAGTCGGTAAACATAGTACCACCGTAGAAACTTACATCACCTATGCTTATTATATCATTGTCTAAGAAAGTAAAGTTTGCGAAGTATCTTTGTAGGTTATTAAAGTAATTTTTAACATTTGTTACAGTAGAGTTATAATACTCATGATTGCCAGCAACCATGAGTATTTGAATATGTTCGGGAACGGTTTCAAAAAACTCATGATGACAATTCCGTCCGTGAATATCTCCAGCTAAAATAAGAACATCTTCTTCGCCAGCTACATATTCAAAGGCGTAGCCTTCTAGGTGTAAGTCGCTTAGTATTCTTATTTTCATTACGCTTTCCATTCATCAATATCAACAAAATCTAAATTTGAAAAAGGCGTTGGTTTTTGATAACCTTGAGCCTGTAAAAACCTAGTAAAAGCTTCAACTAGTTCATCTAGTGATGGATTACCTTCAACAGTCATTTCAACTGACTCATTTTGGTCCTGCCAAATAAATTTATTCATTAACAATTCCCCCCAACAATATTTTATTAGCTTCATCTTCATCTTTGACTGGAATAATATATTCTGGTTTACCCAAGCTATTCCTAACAAGTACTTGGGGGTAAGTATCTACCATCCATGAGCCATCATTATTTTCAAGTTTTTGCATAGTGTTATTCTCCGATTTATAAATATATTATACTCGCTTTAACCCGCGAAGTCAAATAAATTTTTGCGCGGTCTAAAAAACTTTTTGTTGTCAATACGAGTATAGCCATGACTTTTTCAGATAGTTTCAACAACGTTAAATTAAGTGGCTTTGCCTATACTAAAAAGCAGTTCCAAATACTGCGTCTGCGCATCAAAATCCAACAATAAAACTTTGGTTTTAGGAAAATTTGCACTGCGCCCAACCTCAAAAAATTTCTTCTTGACATTGTTTCCTATTTGCCGTATAATAGTTATATTAAATCGTGAGAGGGGCATATGCGTTATACAAAAGAATATACCCAAGCTCTTGAAGATTTAGTTACAGAAAAACTTTTACCAGCATATATTGAACACTGCCGTAGAGCCAAGATTGACCCCAATACTAATGAAATCATAAGGGAGCTTCTTGGCATTATGAAAAAGAAACGCGAAATACCATTTCTACTAAAAGCTAAATAAAAATTATCTTGACTTACAAAGCTAAACGCTGTATAATTATATATTAAATTGAAAAAGTTATTAAGTCCCACGAAATTCTCCAAACCTTACTATATTATATATACAAAAACGAGAATAGGTGGGAAAATAACTTTAATACTTTAAAGGGGTGTTTTGATTATTGACCTCTTACAAACAATCAACTCAATATATCTTAAGTGTTATTATGTTAGGAAAGCTTTGCGGCTCTACTAAGCACTAACGCTGACGGACAGAAATCCTACGCAAATAGGTAGTCTACCCGAGATAGTAGCACAGCTAATTCCCAGAAATGGATTATGTATTAGAATAACGTATGCTATCTCAGCCTGCTTCGGCGGTGCTTTAAATCCTATGAGGTCTTGTGTAAACAAGTAGCCAAGTAGGTTGCTTCCTAAGTATATAGTAACTTAGCTGGTTGGTCTTAGGAATAGACTAGACAACAAAATGTCTATAAATATAGCGTGGGATACCGATAACCCTAAGTTGTGAAGTTTACACTCAAAACTCACCTAGTGGCGCAATGCTGCTAGTCAGCCATTTGGAATAGTGGCTATTTCTTTTGTGCCTAGCAGTAGACATAAAAGAAATAATGAAGGAATAATATGGAATTAAAAGTAGCTACTAAATATGATATGGGTAAAAGAGATTGGTCTCTGCTACCTTTAGACAGCGTGGAAGAAATAGTTAAAGTATTAGAATTTGGCGCAAATAAATATGCAGCACACAATTGGTCTAATAATGGTGGTTTTAAATATACCAGAGTAATAAATGCTATGCTACGGCATATCTTTGCATTTATGCGGGGTGAAGACCTAGACCCAGAAACTGGCTTATCACATCTAGCACACGCTGGCTGTAATATACTTTTTATTCTACACTTTATTAAGCATAAGGATAAATATTCTACTAACGATGATAGGGGTCTATAATGGATGCGTACAAACCAAAACCAGCTAAACCAGCAAAGATGCCACCTAAACCTAAAAAATGAATGAAACCTTAGTAAATCCCGAAGTACCTGATAGAGTTATAAATCTCTATCCAACATTAGAACAAATAATGCACGTTATTAATCAAAGTCCTAGATTAGGTAGGTTAATATACACTCTTTTAAAAATAAAATATAGGAATTAAGAATGAATTTTGAACTAACCTTAGACGAAGCCAATATTGTTTTAGCTGCCCTAAGTAAATTACCGTATGAACACTCAGCTGGGCTAATACAAAAAATGCAACAACAAGCGCAACCTCAATTACCTGCTCAAGAACAACCAGCACAAGAACCTACAGCTGAATAAAAATATAGCGGGGTAGGAAAGTGGAAATCCGCTAGGCTCATAACCTAGAGAACGCTGGTTCGATTCCAGTCCCCGCAACCAAACAAGAGGCTGTCTTAACTTAATTGTTAGACAGCCTTTTTTATTTATAGGAAATATATGTCGCGTTTAGAGGGTTATGTAGAAAAAGGTTGGGGTAGTGAGTTAATTTGGGCAACCAATAATAAGTATTGTGGTAAACTATTAAAGTTCAATACTGGTGCTAAGTTTAGTATGCACTTCCATGCTAAAAAAGAAGAAACTTGGTTTGTGTTGGGCGGTAGATTTATAGTTAGTTTTATTAAGACTAATGATGCCTCAGTACATGACGAGGAGTTAGGCCCTGGAGATGTATGGCATAATAATATATTAGAGCCACATCAACTAATATGCCTAGAAGAAGGCACTATTATTGAAGTTAGTACACCAGATAGTGTAGAAGATAACTATAGAGTACTGCCTGGAGATAGTCAACGTGCGTAAAGCTGTTATAAATGGTAGTTTTGATATATTACATCCAGGACATTTAAAACTAATAAACGTAGCTAGATTTTCAGCAGAACACTTACTAATATGTATAGATAGTGATAGGCGCATCAAAGAACTAAAGGGTGATAGTAGACCAATTAATAATGAAGACTGGCGAGTAGCCATGTTGGATGCTATCAAAGGTGTAAACGAAGTAGTAGTATTTGATAGCCAAGAAGAACTAGAAAATATATTAAAGTACTATCAAGCAGATGTTATGGTCAAAGGTAGTGATTATAAAGATAAACCAATTATAGGTAGTCAATACTGCCAAGAAATTATTTTTGTGGATAGATTAGATGAATACTCAACAAGCGCGAAAATTCAAGATATTACTTCTAGGTGATAGTTGTATTGATATCTACCAATATGGCTCAATAGAGCGTATTAGTCCAGAAGCCCCAGTACCCGTATTTAAATTACTATACGAAGAAACTCGTGAGGGTATGAGTTCCAATGTTAAAGCTAACTTAGAAATGCTGGGTTGCGATGTTACTCATTTCCATGGTGCTACAAGTATTAAAACTAGATTAATAGATAATCATAGTAAACAGCATATTGTAAGAATAGATGTAGATAAAGAAACTCTACCACTTTACTATAAGTTTGATTTAGATGGGTATGATGCAATAGTAATTAGTGATTACTGTAAGGGTTATATAACCTACGACCTAGTACAAGACCTTAGACATAGATTTAAAGGGCCAATCTTTATAGATACTAAAAAACATGACTTAGTTAAATTTAAAGGTTGTTTTGTAAAAGTAAACAGTTCCGAAGCAACGCAGGCAACTTCTACTGTTAGTGACTTAATTGTTACTAAAGGTGGAGACGGTGCAAGTTATAATGGTAGAACTTATATAGGTAATAAAGTCACAGTACGAGATGTTTGTGGTGCAGGAGATACCTTCTTGGCTGCCCTAGCATACCAGTATTTAAATACTAATAGTATTGAAGAGGCTATTGAGTTTGCTAATAAAGCAAGTTCTATTACAGTTCAAAAACTTGGAGTATATGCCCCATCATTCTCAGAAATTCTGACTTGATTGTTTAGTTAAATTGCCGTATAATTATATATTAAATCGGAGAATAACTATGACAGATAAAGAGTGGGTAGAAATGCTTAATAAACTTTTAAACCTAGAAGATGAAAAATACTGGGATGAAACTATACAAAAATTAAATGCTATGCGTTCAGACTTAGAATACTTAGAAATTCAACGCATACCATTTAAAACTAGACCAATAGTATAACTAATGCGTCTATGGTGAAACGGATATCACATGGGATTTCTACTCCCCTATTCTAGGTTCGATTCCTAGTGGGCGTACCAAATAAATATTGACTTGACCCTAAGTCGTAAAAGCTGTATAATTATATTTTAAATCAAAAAAGGAAAATAAAATGACAAATTATTTAGTAAGTTATGCAACAGACTCCACAACAGCTGCTACAGTTGTATATGGTGTAGAAAATTATGAAGACCTTTTTGAGTTAGCAATCCGCGACTTCTTTGACTATGCAACAGGTGAAGTTGACGAAAATGACAACGACATTTTAGAGTCTGTTAATGTTTTGCGTAAATTTGTAGAAAGTGGGGATTTCTTTGGAGCTTGTTCTGATAGTGGCGTTTATTTTGGTGATATCATTGCTGTAGATGAGGCATTAAAATATGTTACAACTCTAGCCGACTTTAATTAGTAAACTACTTGCATCGTCTAATGGTTAGGACACCGCCCTTTCACGGCGTCAATACGAGTTCGAATCTCGTTGCGAGTACCATATAAAATAGTATATTAGTGCCACTTAATCAATATATGCGGAGTAGTTCTAGACATTACCTTCCGCGGGTTACCAGTTGCGCGACTGGACTAGTATGCTACTTTATGTGGTACAATTGGAATATTTAGGAGTGAATATAGTGTAATGGAAGCACCTTAGATTGTGATTCTAATAGTACGGGTTCGAACCCCGTTATTCACCCCTAAATATTCCGACTTGATATTTAGAGTTAAAGCCTGTATAATGTTTCTTTAATTGGAGAAATTATGGCTAAAGCATATACAAAAGAAGATTTAATTGGTGCTTTCCTAATGCGCTTTATTAAGGCTGGATTAGATATTACCAATTTAGAAATTATGGCAAATGAGTTCTTTGATAAAGTAGGTAGAGATAAGTTTCGTAGTTACGCAAGTGTTGATGCCGAAGTAATGCGAGAATACCGCGAATTTGTTTAAATAATGGCAGACCCGCTAGAACTCTGCCTCCGCTGACGCGAAATCGGGATAGTCTGCGCTCACGGGGTTTGTTAGGTTCCTGACACACGAATACCTAACACTAATTTAAGGAAATAAAATGAAAATACTAGCAATAATTCTAATAATAGCATGGATACTAGTAATTTCAGGAATGTGGATTTATATGTCCGCATTAATTTAATTTTACTGGTTTAGTCGTATAATGGTTATTACGCAGGCTTGTCAAGCCTATTATCGGAGTTCAATTCTCCGCTGAACCGCCAATAAATAAAGGAATAGATGTGCCACTATATAATTATAAATGTACTAAATGCGGTCATGAGTTTGAGGGTATTGCTAGATATAGTGAGTCAGCAACTAAACCTTGTCCAGAGTGTGAACAAATAGCAGAAAAACAAGTATCAGCAACAGAAAATATCAAATTTACAGGAATTCGTGGCTCTGCCACGATGTGACAGCTAGGAAAGACTAGCAGGCTAGCTCTCCAATGAATTGTAGAAAGTACTCAAATTGGACCTGCATATTATTAATCCAAATTAGGAGAATTACTATGTGGACATCACCAGCAGCGACAGAAATGCGCTTTGGCTTTGAAGTTACAATGTACGTTTGTAATCGTTAAGAGTTAAGGTCTTTGGTAGTTTCTACTTAATGAAACTACCATTAAATTTATTTACTTGACCCTAAGCTGAAAAATCCGTATAATACTAAAATGAATATTTTTATATTAGACTATAACATTGAAAAATGTGCGCAGTACCATTGCGATAAACACGTAGTTAAAA